CTGGTGAGATTTGTAGACGCGTATGTATCGGCGGCGTATGCGTCAGACTCGCTCAGCTTATGCCTCATAACGCCTGCGGTAAACTGAACCCTAGACGTACCATAGTAACTATCCCACGCTGTACGCTGTGCGTTGTTTTTGAAGTTAGAGGAGATATCCTCTGCTATGCCGTCGAGCTTAGTGGTGTAATCGGCGACTATGTCAGTGTCTACAGCGTCCTTTCCCTTGATCTGGCTATATTCGGCCTCAGTCTCAAGGGATCGCTGCAGATACTGATTTTTAGCATCGTCTAGCGCGACGTCATCCATTCGGATTTTTTCGCGCATCATATAACCCGATACGGTATCCGTGATGTCAGCGAGGGCGTCACTGATTCCCGTATCAGCGCCAGACATGACGAGGTCTTGCTGAGACATGTACCCGCTTGGTCCACTGGGTGTCGGGGTTCTCCTGGTTACTGCACTTGGATTAGGTAGTTCGACCATTGTGTCCCCTATTCGTCTTCGTAGTATTTAGTCGCCATTGAGGTCGCACCACTAAGGAAGGTTCCGAGTGCTGCCGATTTATACTTACTGGCTTTAACCTCTCCCTCGTATAGGATATTAGCTGCCGCAACGTTTGCGTCGTATATGCCCATTTCGCCTTGCGCCCTCAATGTCCTTGCTGCCTCACTTCCTTCATACAAGTCAGTTCTTGCCGCGAGGTCTCCCTCTTGTGCGAATCCCGCGATAGCGTTCATTACGTCACTGTCCATTGCACTACCACCAGACGCTGCCGCCAGTGCCAGTACACGAGACTCCATCAACCGACCCTGTCTTCTGCTTTCCCTTGCCGCGATCTGTGACGCGGCCTCTTTCTGACCTGCTGCGCGATTAGCTATTATGGCATTATACTTTGCGACCCGTTGAGTGTTTAACGCGTTTATCTTGGAAATATTTTTCGCATCTTCTGCCGCTTCCAGCTGCGCATAGGTTCCTGCGAGTGTGGTAGCCCCCGATAGTATTGTCGGTGTGGATTGTCCCGCCATTACGGTTCCCTCCTGAACACTTTATCCCCGTCATCCGTCAGCAACCCAGTGAAGATAAACCCTATTCCTGTTAGTAGTTTTTCTGATAACGCCTCTCTTCTGTCAGCTACGGCAGTTATCGGATATTTAACGTCGTTAACCATTTGACCTAGCACGCGCACCGCCTTTACTATGTACTTTTTAAACGGTCTCATTTCGTCCTTTATGCTCGAAAATAACAGCATGTAGCCTTTCTCAAAACCTAAACCCGCGATGCCTATAACCTTTCCGTCACGCACGGCAACGTGACCCCTGAAACTCTTGAAATATCGGTCACCGTAAAACTCTCTTACGTGCGCCTTCGTTGCAGGTTCAAATGTGATTTTAGACTTTCTCATTTACATTCCATGTAATAGCTAACGCTAGTAGGGTACACGCCCTCGGTGCCGTCGCTCTCAAGCACACTCTTGAGTCGGTGTCCCAGGACCCAGGGAACGCGAACGCCTCTTCGTCATATACGTCTCGTATATCGTCGTCACCCACGGTTGCGGCATCCTCACGGGCGGGGAGCTCATCAAGGTGGTCAAAGTCAGGACCGTACTGTAAACCCTGCGCGTGAGTGTCGGTCAGTAACAGACCTAATTGACTTATGAATTTTTTCTGTAATAACGAGTTACCGTGTGCTGCAGCTAACGCAGGTTTGGCACTCTTAAAGTCTGCCTGATAAGTTAAACCAATACACGCCCACGTGACCGTCTCACTGTCATCGAGTGTGATTTGACCAGACGCCACGGTATATGTACCGAGGTCTTTGGTGTTGCCCCATACTATGACGGATTCGCCCTCAAGGTGGTCGAGTCCGGTAATAACGTTGGTAGCTGCACCGGAGTATATAAAATGAGAGTCGGCGAGCTTGCTTATGGTGTCGTTTTTATTCTCACTCTCTAACGTCCATTTTTCCCAATACCTGACGGTCGAACCGTCTATTGTTCTATTCACCAGGTAGTACACTTGGTCTTCAATCGTACCAGGTAAAACCAACGCGTCCTCAACTACCCCATCGGTTTCTACGAGTACCCATGCTTTGACATCTTCTGCCTTGTCATATACCAACACCGACACCGTGCCGTCACTGCGAACATGGTGAATCCTTGTATCAGGTTGGCGTTGCACTATCTGTTTGGTAATCGAAGGTTCACCAACTTCTGGTACGATTGCGGTTAAGTCCTTGCTGCCGTAATCGTATACGGCGCTGTCGTACGCTACGTCATAGACACGCGTTCCGCCCGATTGAACAAACAGCACCTGATTATCAATCTTGACCGACGAAACGGTCGCACTACCTTGAGTTGCAACATCCTTAATGGCGGTGTTTGATGAAGTCAGAGGTTCATCTAAGTTAGACGACCTTGCGGACTTTATAGCACCGTCACAGCCTATCAGTAACGTTTTACCTGCTGACAGCCAGTTTATTGTGTCAACCGGCCCCTGACCGATGCTTCGATTAATAGGTGCCGCGTCACCTTCATAAGTAGGATTGTAATTATAAAAAGAGTCTGACACTGACCCCCATAATTTGTCCTTGCCTGCCCAAAACAAACGCCCTTCGTGAAATGCCACCGCACTTGGGTATCCTTGTTCGTCCGACCACACTCCTTCCGCCCACGTCTCAGATGCTGCAGTGGATGAGCCAAAGTTCTGTAGTACCACTGCGTCGGCGGACGTACCACTGGAAACTGACGTTATTCTGCAGATCCCTGTTATGGATCCTGACTCAATTAGCAGGCTGACATCAGCTGTGTCTGTGCCGTAATCGCCCGTTTTAACACCTATTCTATAATAAACGGTCTGATTATCGAGACCGTCGTCATATGTCCTGACTCCGTTGGCCTCAGTTCTTACGTCGGACCATGTACCAGGTTCTGAAATAGATCTTTGGAGGGTGACGGTTGAGTCAACACGACCGCTGACCTCAATGGTGAATATACGAGAATTCGTAACGCCTGTCACCAGTATAGGGTCGGTAAACGTGTTTTCAGCAGCGATATTATCAGCCGCAACGTTCTGTATGTTTGAGGTGATACTGAACAATGCGCCGACATGCTCGTCCTCGAACAAGTCTGACGATGCCGTTAACGTAACGTCGCCACTTAGGGCGTCCGGTAAAAGCGTTGTTGTTCCTAGATTTTCTATAAGATACGGCCCTTGGTTCGCGTCATAGCTTACCCATGACCAGGATCGGGTCGACCGCCTTTGTACGAGAGATTGAGGTTTGTCTTTACATGCGATAAATACTATGTCACCGGACTGGTCATATCGAAGGTTGGGTAAGTCGTCTGCGTCCCTGTCGGTATCAATTTCCACAACGCCGCTTGACTCAACGTTTATTTCTCCCAATAACGTTGAGTACGTTTCTCTTGACTGTGCTCTAACCCAAAAATTACCGGTCGGTGTAACCGATAATGAGTGAACACCTGTACCGAGAGAATATCCGAAATATTCCTGACCACCTTGTGAAGTACCTATTTTAATCTCGACGGGACCCCTGACGACAACAATTAATAAACCGTGCTCGACGCCCTGATCACCCACACCGACTGTTATCTCTTGATCTCGCCTGGCGTACTCTGTGCCTGTACTATTTCCAGTTAATGAAAGGGACCCACTACTTGTTGCGACCCAAGCAGACGTCGCACCTGATTCGTCGGAGTCAGTCCATCCTGTCAAGTCGGTGGTAAAAGCACCATTTGTGACAGCACTGGAAACAGACGACCGTGTAAGTAATACGTCATCAATACGGACGCGCATTGTGTCGGCGGTGAATTCTAAAACGGCTGTATCGGTATTAGCGAAGATAAAAGGTATGTGGGTTGCTGCGGCGTTATCTTTAGTTGCGCCGATATATTCCAGGCCAGGGCGCACCATTGCGGAACCAAGAACTCTTGGCATCCAGTTCGTTTGAGTTTCTGCAGAAAGCGCCGTGCGTTGTAGATCGACACGACCGAGACCTAACGGGGACAACATGCCACGGTTAAACGCTAAGTGCGAATGATTAGTTTTTTGACTCACCCGATTAGTCTCCCTCTGTATCCCCCGTCGTGCCGCCTACCGTACCCGCTGGTGCGAGCAAGCCTGAACCGTCCTGGTGGTTCAAATCGGGTAGGATCGTTAAATGCGTCCTGAGACCTTGCTTGTTTTTTAAGACCGTCACACTCCTCCTTCTTGTTCTCCTCCTTGCTCTTACTCTGTGTCAGTTTCCATATGATCTGACACCCGAACCATGCCTCTACGTATCGTGTGAAACTTTCCGGCCATAGAGAAAAATCAGTACCGTATGACCCGTCGTTTGAAACATACTTGACATATATCTCGTCAAGATCTGAGAACCAAAACCCCGCCTCGTCATTATATAACAGAAGCGGGGTCGTGAAAAATTCATCTGAACACATCGCACAAATTCTGACAAAATCTGACGGCTTCTCAAACGCTCTACTGTGTCCGAAGGCGGGTGTTACCGACGGGGAGTACTCGAACTTTGACGACCTCATTGCAAAATTCCATTGACCGTGCTCAAGGACTGTTTTAATGCCGCCCCTGTCCCACACAGCGTCCAGTAGTCTCCTAGACTCGACACTGTCAGTCAATGTTGCAAGCTGACGCGCCCCGATGAAGAGTAACGCCCCGTTGTATATGTCCAGTTTGTTAGCGTCAGATATTGCCATATTACCTTATGTCCTTCATGTGTTCAGCAAGCCATTTCGAGGCGGCGTCCTTATCGTCGTGACCCTTGGATATGACGCTTGACCCTTCTCTGACTCGCCACTTATGGTTGCCTGCAAACTCGACGGTGAACCCTTCGCTCACGGTCTTGTCGTTATCTTTAATTAGTGTAACCTCTCTCATCAACACTAATTTAGCCCAGTTTTTCGACGCGGCAAGTACGAAATATTCGGCGTAGTAATGCCTGTCATCAGGTACCGCTTCGACACGGTCCCCTGCTCTCATCCTGCCTGCTACGTGTGCCCAGTAATTCGGATCTAAGAGGTCCTTCGGTTTGGCGTTTATTTCCGGTTTGACCTGCCATGTGTTACACTCGTAAGATGCCTGTTCAATGTTAGTAGGTCGTTTAACGTCTGTCATTATTTTCCTCCAAGGTGCCGGAGGGACGGCGAATCCCTCCAGGGTGTCCTTTGTTTACAGGTTTATATAATTATGATCCTGACGCGCCAATGGACAATCCACCGGAAAGTACGCGGTGCATTGTGATTGTTGCGGTGTCAGTATCGATTACGAACATGATATCGTTAAGGACCATTCCTCGGGCGAGACCGTCTGTAAAATAACCAGTCGCGCCAACATCGGTATGGGCGTCAGTGTTGGAATATGTCCAAACTGCAGGGCCGTCACCTATTCTAGGGACAATGCAGTCGAGTGTTGCGGGAGTATAAGCCATGGTGTTTCTCCTTATAAGTTAAATAAATGTTGACGGGGCGCGGTACTCTGCACCCCCGTGTTACGTTACGCTATTATGCAGTAGCTGCGAAAGCTGATCCATCATGACGAACCTGAACGACACCGGTGTTCTGGAGTAGCTTGGACCCCATGTATGTAGAGCAACGAGCGTATGAGTAATCCTGCTCGTCGTCATAACCGACTGCAGTCATAACGGACTCTTTATCACAGCCATGCCCAATAGAATCCTTATGGTACATGAGGCATATCTCTCCACTTGTACCGGCACCCGTAAGGTTCGGGTGAACGATGAAGTTTACACCAGCCCAACGGAACATGGTCATACCGTTCTCAAAAGGCTTGTTGTTGACGTAGTCGGCGTTTCCAAATTCAGTCGTCTGCATGAGGTACGCCTCAAAACCAGGGGTAATCAACATGCTGATATTACCATCGTACTCAACGTCAGCATTACCGAGAATCGCCTTTGCTTTCATTACGAGTGCGAGAGTCGCAGTTACAGCACTTGTACCAGCGTACTGTGTACCAGTCTCTAGGGCGGTGATAATGTCGTTATCTATCTTACGATTGACAACGGCCATTGTGGTCATCTGCATGATCTCACGCTGCTTACCCTGACCGGCATAAATGTTGAAGTTATTCTTACGCACCAGGTCGTGCCATTCCTGCAGGGTTGCAGAACTCTGTGTCAGATCATCGGCACGAGCGGGAATAAGACCGTTAGCACCACGGGTCTTGGCAGTTGCGGAACCA